AAAGTGTTAGATATATAGTTGAAGGTGAAAAAGGTATATTAAATGGAAAAGAATATACTGCACAAGAAGATGCAAATTCAAAATGTTGTTCAAAAAATGCAATATTAATAACAAATAATCAATATTTATGTAAATAAATTTTATAATTTATAATTATAAATTATGAAATCAGACATATCAAAAATTACGGATAACAACGATTTATTATATATACTAACGGGAGTAATTATTATAGATTTAATTGTAATAATATTAGCCAGAACAAATCATTTAGGTAAACAAATAAATGTATGGTACGATAAATTTGGTTTATCTGCAGTAATATTAGATGTTCTAATTATTGTAATTGGTTTTATTATAACACGATATATATTTAGTTTAAATGAAATATCATTTACGCCATTTAATTTTATTGCTATTTTGGTAATAGTACAATTAGTTCATGATATATTATTATATTTATTAATAATTAATCCAGTACCAGAAAATACAAATTCAGTAATAGATGTATACAAAGATTATGCTAAAGAACATGGTAGTAAAATATTATTTGCAGATTCATTAATGATGATTGGTTCTGCTATAATAGCAATGAATCTTAAAGATATGGATATGCATTATACAACAACATTACTAGTGTGTAGTATATATATAATACCTTATTTATTGTATGCTAAGAATTAGATTTGATATATAATATTTTCTTTAAATATTATATATAAATGCCAGCACCATTTGAGCCAGTCCCAATAGTTCCACCGTGTGTTTCAGAAGGAAGAGTGATTACAGGTGATCAAGTATGTTGTGGTACATTAATTAAAGTTAAAACATCTAGTAATCCTGATGTATATATGTGTGTTAAACCACCTACATCTACATAAATAATTGTTTAATTGATATTTATTTCTTTAATAAAATAAATATCGTCACCGATATTTTCTTTAGTAATTCTAATATAAAATAAATGTTTCATCAATCCCAATAAGGCATTCATTAATACTTCAAAAAATATACCATCAAAGATAAATACACTTTGAATAAATGCATTATTAATTTTCATTAATGTATCGGATAAATTTTTTGGTTCTTGTTCTAGAAAATATTTTAATATTTTTAATAGATTGACTTTGGATGCTTTTGTTAAAGTTGGATCACACCAACTCCATTTTAAATATTTAACATCATTAATAATTTCAATAAATGCAATTTTAGTTGCTTTACATGTTATTTTATTATTACTTGATTTTAATATATAGTATGGATCTAAATCAGATGTTGGAAATTCAACTATAATTGGATTATTTAAAAATTCAGCAAGTACGTCTTTGTATTTATCTTTTAACAAATCACTTTGAATTATTGAATTAGCAATAAAATCATCATTTATTTTATTCATATACTATATATTTATTTTTTTGATTTATTTTTACTCTTTTTAGTTATATTGAATGAGGGTTTTTTATCTACTAAATTAAAAGTTAATGGTTCGGTGCGTCTTATAACTAAATTTGACTTATTATCATTATTTAATATTTGAGATATTGATAATACATTTTGTGCTGAGAATTCTCGATGTACTATTTCTTTTTTTCCTCCTTCAAACATTGGTGGATAACCTCCATTATGATACATATTATATATATATAAATTATATATATAATTTGAATATAATAAATTATATTGTATTTCAAAAATAAAATAGAATATAATAAATTATATTGTATAAATCGAATAAAATTTCGTAATTACATTATTATAAATTTCATATTTAATTTTAATTGTATCATTACTATTATTATTATTTTTAAATTCAAATATTTTTTCATCATATTGATTAAAAACAATTATATTTGTATTAATAATATCAGCTAATATATATAATTCATATTTATACACATTATCTTTATCCAATGGTTCATTTGATACTAATTTTTCTTTTAAATTTGGTATATTTTTAATATCATAATGTTTGTATAATTGTTGTAAATTATTATCGTCTAATATCCAATTAATTATTTTACCTTTAAACAAATTGATAATATCATTTTGTAAAACGCATTCATATCCTAAATTTCTATATTCAATATCTAACAATTTATTTTTTATCCAATAGAAACCATTAATAATTGTTCTATATAATCCATTTTCGTTTTTAACAATTTGTTCTATTTTATTACCATATATTTTTGGTGGGAATACTTCAATCTCATTATTTAATTTTAATAATTTTTTCTTACCAATGATTGGTATATTGTTTTCACCATATAATTCTGTTAATATACTATTAATTGTTAAGTTACTTGTTTTAATTAATTTTTCATTTTTCTTACTTGTAAAAAAATCATGGATTTGTATATCAGATACGCTACGATTATTTTTTTGTAATATTTCATTTTTTTTAATAACATTATATACGATATCATTACTTAATCTTTCAGTAAATTGAATTAATAAATCATTGGTTAATTGTAATTGACATGTTTTTCCATTTTTTGAACAGTGAATATGAGAACATGTTTGATCTACATTACATAATTGTCTATAATTTGTTGGCTTATAATTATCTAATTTTGGAATTTTAGGTACTATTGTTACTATATTTTTTGATAATTTCATTAAATAATCTTTGGTTTTTTTAATACTAGTATTACAAGCATCTTCTAATTCATCTTTTAATTTCAAATTATTTATTAAATAATTACTTAACTCTAATTTAAATCTGTCAAAACTTTCTTCAATATATTCAATCTTATTAACTTTAATAATTCGTTCATCAATAATTATATTACTAGCACCCTTAATTATTTCTCTATCATATATATCATCATTTGATCGATTTACAATCATAAAATTTTTTATTTTATATTCTTTTGCAAATTGTTTAATTTCAGTTTCGTCCATACGAATAGTAGTAATAGGTACAATTATATTTTCTTGAATGTATAATCCAGATATAATATATTTATCTTTAATTTTTTGATTATATGTAATACCAGTTGGAATTATTGAAAATTTATGAATACTATCTTTTACATTACTTATTATAAATTTATTTAATTCAACTAAAAATTTCATTGTAGAACTAATATTATTAACAAAATCATTATAATTACTATATATTGTAATTTTATCTAAACAACCTGATGGCTGAACAGGAAATAAAAATGTATTTTTACTAACACCTTTCATTAATAAATATCGAGCTTTGTATCGAGTATCTATAATTTGTCCACTAATATTATTATTTTTTAATTTATTTAATATTTCATTAATCTCCTTACTATTATAAAATATGTTACCTGTTATTTTTGTATTTTGTAAACAATTTAATGAATAATATTTATTTATTCGATCTACAATGTTATCCAAACTATAATTGTATAATTTATTTATATTTATAAATTTTTCTTTTTTAGATTGATCTTTTTGTAAATTAAATATTGGAAAATATAAATTATTATCTTTTACGATTAACATATTTAATTTATTTTTATAATTATCATAGTTTTCTACATTTTTACATATTAATACATAATCATCATATTTAATCCAAACATTATTTTCAGTAATTCGTTTACTTATTCTTTTTTCAAAAATATATGAATTTATACCATATTTATAACAAATTAAATCATCTAAAAACTCATGTGTTATATTTATATTATTTAAAATATATTCTTTGTACGCATCTATAGTACCAAATCGTAATTTAATATCTCCATTATTTAAACATGTGAATAAAATATCTCCTAAATTATCAAATAATTCGGTAATGATATCTTGATAATTTTTTTCTAATATTGATGCGACTGCACTTAAATATGGAATTTTTTGATTACTTACACCATATTTAAAATAATAACCAGATTTTGATTGAATTAAATAATGATTTTTAATTAATTTATCATTTGATACTAATTTATTAAAAAATATATCTAAATATTCAGGTAAGAATGAGAATCTACCTTCTTGTATTTTATTTGTTTCTTGTAAAATATATATTTTATCTGATTTAATATTTTTTAATTCTCCAATTGATTCCATTAAACCGTTGTTAGCACATTTTTCATTAATACCTCTTTTTTTTGTATTATTTGTATTAAATGAATCATTTTTAAAACAACATGGCATACATAATCCGGAAGGATGTTTACTTTTAGTTAAATATCCAACATATGAATATTTACGGTTGACTTCTAAATCACATGTATAATACAAGTATTTATCACCAGTTGGTATTTTTATTGATCGTAATATAACTTCTTTATTATTTATTGTAACTTTCTTTTCATAATTTTTTGTTAATTTATTATAGGTATATCCGTATTTAATCAAATCTATTTCTTCTGCATGTTGTGTAGGTTGTCTTTTTTTTGTACCACTATTTTGACAATTTCTTGACCAATGATTTTGACCTTTTTCAGGTCGAAAACCTAATCTATCTTTATCTAACTTTGTTATTTTTTTAACAGTTCTAACATCTTCTTGTATATCAACTATTTCTTCTACTTTGTTCCTTCTTTTTGCTATATTATTTAAATCTTTTAATATATCTAACATATCAAGTCTATCTTTATTTTTAACATGATAGATATCTACGTATAAATATAATACAATATTCATTAATCGTAATATTTCATTTAATTGCCATTGAGATCTAGCTCCTGCTATTCTTATTTTATAATTTTCTTTTGATTTACCTTGTATATCTACTTCTACACCAGATGGTTTTGCACGAGGAATATTTTCGAATTTTTTTAATATATTTCTTGTTTTCTTCAAATATGGATATTTATCACGTGTATCTCGAACTTTTTGTAATGCGATTGCATCAGTTAAGTTATATTGAGCTGCAATTTCTTTTACGATACCTTTTTCATCATATTCATAATTTTTAATAAAATATCGAATTCTACGTTCAATATTCATTTCATTGTAATAATTTGAAACACGTTTATATCGTAAATATGTACCATATTTACTATATTCAGTCATTACATTTTTTTTATCTTTTTGTACACTTTCACGTTTTTTTGGTTCAATTACAACTGATATATATGGAAAGAATAACCGACAAAAATCTAATAAATGATTATGATTTATAATATAGGATGCTTCTGAATTTTTGATAGGTAAATAAAAACTTTGAATATTGTTAATAAATGCATATTTAAAATCAGTTTCATGTGGTTCATAAATTTTAAAATGAGTATTCTCACTATTTATTTTCTTTATTAAATTTTGTATATATATAAATGTTTTATTCACATCTTCAAATGTAGCATGATCTTCTTCTTTCCATTGTGTTTTATATTCTAATCTTCCATATTCACTTAATTTAACAGAAATATATTTATTTTGTGATCCACCTTTTAAATTTACTTTAATTTTGAAACTTATACCATATGGATTTGATTCTAACCATTTTGATTGGATTGATTCTCTATCATATTCTGGAGATATTGTTCTGAATTTGTGCCATCCTGCTCCATCGGGTGGTTGATATTGAATATATGGATAATCTTCAGATAATATATAATTTTCAAAGATACGATGTAAATCAAATTTTAATAAATTAGATAATGTTGTCTCTTTTTCAATGTTAATATCATGTCCATTTAAGTTTACAATAAATAATGAAACATGGGTTGTTGTCTGTGTAATAAAATTATCTTTATAATAATGTTCATATTTATCTGTATTTACATATTCTTGTTCAATGTAATTCATAACTTTATTTTCTAATAATATATCATTTTCAATAGTAGTTATATTTTGTGTTATTTTTTTCAATTCAATATCATAGTTACCATTTAAATAATTTAGAATATTTGAAAAATCACTTAATGATTCAGTAAAATAAATTTTAATGTAAAAACTAGTTAAATTTTTTATTATTTCTTCTGTTGGTTTATAATTTTTTCCTAATTCTGTATAAATATCTGTAAAATATATTTCATTATTAGTTATATAATCTATATAATCGTTAATAATAAAATGATTATTATCTTCAACGTGAATACGTGATCCATATCGATTCATACTTTCTTTAATGACACCGAGATTACCTTTTAATATTTCATAATCATGAAAATTTGTTAAAGGTACAACATCAATTGGTAATATATTATTTTGACGTAACCAGCTTTTACCTAACATTAATGCATCTTTAATTTCAACCGATTTGTTATTTTCAAAATGATTGTATGTATATTCTGACCATGTATATATTCGTGATGGTATAAAATAAGGTACTGATGATTCAAATTTTTTATTTTTTTCTATGGTAATACATATTTTCTTTTTTATTGTTAATATTGTATCATCGGGATAAATAAATTGATTAAATATATAATTTTTTTCATATATATCATTAATATCTGCATTATAATTATTAGTATCATTTGCAGTATTGAATGATATATTTTTATCTTTTGTAGATTTTGTTTCAGTTTCTAAAATAGAATGTAATATTTTTTTTGTTTTATCTGCATCTTTATCCATATCATCTGTTACTAAATGCATTTCTTCCAATTCATTACTATCATAATCATCTGCTTCAGGTTCTATATTTTCTTCTATATTTTCCGATTCTTCTATATTATCAGATTCTTCGACATCTTCATTATCTGTATCATCTGCATCTGTACTATATGTATCATCTTGAGTATCAGTGTCTGATAATTTATTTTTTACTTTACCTCCAGATTGATTTGAATCTTCTATATATTGTTTTTTTAATCTATCAATTCTAACTTTACCACTATATGAATATATTAAATTTGTTTTTTTATGAGATTGTATATGTATTTTTATCCAATCTTGACCTAATTTTTTTATTAATTTATTTTTTTGATCGATTGATTCAAATATTTTTTTACTTTTTGTTATATGCGATGATAAAAATATATTTTCATACCAATATATATCATAATATTTTTCTAATATATTTATTTCATCGGGTGATAATTCTAATAATGTTTGAAAAAAAGTTAAATTTTTTATTTTTGTTAAAATACGTCGTATATTATTAGGGACATTTCCTAAATATAAATAATATGCATATTGAACCTTACGGGTTTCATTTTTATATCTATATATAATTTTAAATGGTTTATATAAAGTTATCTTATTTTCTTTACTCATGATTTCTAATTAGATTAAATAATTAAAAATAATTAATTATATTTTAATAAATATAATTAATAAAATATATTTTATATTAATACTACTGATATCAATGTAAATATAATTAAAATTCATAATTTAATACATTTGTATAGATTTGTATACCACAATATTCTTCGGGAGTTTTATTATAATCAACAAATGTATACATATTATTTTCTTTTGCTACGTTTAATAAATATCTATTTAATTCAAAAAATAATTTAGTATGTCCAACTTCTGGACATCCAATATGTGCAATCTCATGTACTGCAACATATAATATTTTATTATAATCATAAAATTCATGAGTACTTTTATTTCTTAAACAAAATACTAATTCTTCGCCTTTATTTACGCTGTAACTTGTGTAGGGACTGTTTTTCTCTACTTCTCTTATATAAACGCTACTTAGTCTTTTTACAATTATATTAATATATTTTTGGTAATCGGAATTACCATCTATTTTTGCTTGTTCTAATCCTTTTTGTGCAATAATTAGTAATTCATTTTTTAATTTTGATAATAGTTCTACAGCTTTTGTTTTATCAGGATGTTCTTGAACAACAAATGTTTGTCCATTCCATTCAGTTTGAACAAGACCTGCACTTTTTAATGTGTATAATAAATATAAAATAATAATAAAAAGTATAAATATAACTATTTTTTGATTCATATAAATATATTAGGTTTTATTTTAAAGAATATTAAAATATAATTTAAAAATTATTTCTAAATAATATTATATCATGGGAAATTCAAATACAAAAGCAGAAGATAAAAAGGAAGAAAATTTAACAAATACTCAAAATCAATTAATATCTAGGATTGAATCATTATTAGGTGGTTCTGAATCGGAAGCAAGTATATATAATAAAAACAACTTAATGGATACTAATATGAATAAAATCCAAAATTTATTACAGATGACTGATTCAAATAATTTTCATGCAGTTACAGGTGATACTGAAATGTTACCTTTTACTGAAAATAACTTGAATGCAAATATTACTACATCTGAAAATAATTTTACACAAACTGAAAGCTTAATGCCAATTAAGATTAAAGGTGGTAATAATATTTATAATAGCATGACTGAAAATTTTGTACCAGTTTTATTAAAAAATGATTTAGTACAGAGTGAAAATTTTGTACCAGTATTATTAAATAACAATGATTACAGCTTAAGTGAAACCAGTATGGATGGTGGTGACAGTGATGTAAATCAACCATATTATAACGAATATAAACAAATGAAGAATTTATATTTACAAACCAAATTACAAAATAGCAATAAATTATCGAATAATAACTTAAGTGAAACCAGTATGGATGGTGGTGACAGTGATGTAAATCAACCATACTATAATGAATATAAAGAAATGAAAAATTTATATTTGCAAACCAAATTACAAAATAATAATAATTTAAATGAAAATGCACTTGCTAAAATTAACCAATTATTACAAGCAACTGAAACAAACACATTTGTAAATTTACAAGGTGGTGCCTTAAACAGAGAAAATTTATTTACATCGGAAACAGAAAATATTACAAATAATAATTTAATTGAAAAATCAGAACAATCCGGTGGTAATGAAAATAATACCACAGAACAATCCGGCGGTAATGAAGAATTATCGGCTGAATTAGTAGAAATTTTAAAATCATTAAAACACAATGAAAATAAACATTCGGGTGGTAAAATTAAAAAATCTAAAAAATCTAAAAAATCCAAAAAATCTAAAAAATCCAAAAAATCCAAAAAAGTAAAAACTGAAACTGAAGGAGCTGCAAATACATATGTAAATGATTCGGACGGTTCTGGTGATTCGGATGAATCTGATAATGATGATTCTAATAGCACAACTGAACAATCGGGTGGATCTGAAGATAGCAGTGAATATTTATCTTCTACATCTTCTATAAATACATCGGATATCAATATTAAACATTACAGACATTAAATAATTAAATAATTTAAAATATAAATATATATTTTAAATTAAACTAACCATCTATCTAACGATGGTGTTTTCATAAATGTTTTACCTGCTTTCTTACATTTTTCTTCTTCAAGTAAATCATCAAATAATTTTGTTGCATCTTCTGGTTTATCAGTAACAAGTTCTAAAAACTGAATTGCTGGATTCATAATTTGATTTGTAATATAAAACATATAATCTATTTTCAAATTGTTTTCTGCAATATAATCTGGATGTTCTATTTTATCTCCTTGTAATAATTTATGTCCTCGTAATTTAGGCACTTCAATATATGCAAATGGAACTCGATCATTCATTTGTGGTATGTTTGCACGTTTTTCTTTAATCATTTTCTGAGCTAACATAACATGTGCTATATTTACAAATTCTTGTTCTTTCCCATCTGCAGTTAATATAGGATTACCTTTTGCATCTTTTTTAACTGCTGTTTTATATTTTTTAATATCTTTTAATGTTTTGGATGTTACAAAATCTTTGATTGGATATTTTCCTTTGAATATATCCTTAATTGATTTTGTAGTAAATTTAATTGTTTTGGCACAATCAATTTCATTCATCATAATATCTACCATACCACCAATTACTTTTTTTACAATTTGTGCATTGTCTCTTCTCTTTAATACGATACCCATTGATGTTTGAGTAAACTCTACATCATCTTCAGTATACTTATTACCAACATATCTTTTCTTTGCAAATATCGCAAATGGAAAAAATGTTTTTTCATACGACAATTCATGTGGAAATCGTAATCTAGCTTGAATTAATTTACTAACTAATATACCTAATTCAATCGCAGGTAATAATGCTTCTTTTGTATGTATAACTGTATTATCTTCTTTTTTTGATATCACAAAGTCATTAAATATAGAGTCCGTGTCACCATACACCACGACAGGTGCAATATTATAATTATCAAAAATATTAGTTACAGTTTTTACTATTTTTGTAACTTCTTTTTCATCATCGGCTAATGTTTTACCTGCTTTGTTTTTCAAAGCTGTTAGGAAAAATTCATGTAATACTTCTTTTTTTTCTTTATTTTCATAAATATATGTTAATACATTTTTTAAATCTTGTTCTACAAAATTTTTTGCAATCATAATCTGTGAGCGACCAACTGCAGTAGTAGATGCAGCTAATTTAACATAACAAATTGGACTTGTACCTGCACCAATTTGACCATACAATGAATTTGCAGTAATTTTTAATGCAAGTTGTCTGCCATTATATACTGCTTTCATAAATACATCTGTTTCTGCTTCTTCTAATTTTCGTACTTGTTTTCTTTCTGTTAACAAATCATTTAAAATTTCAGGAATTACACCAAATTCACCTTCTTTTTTAGCATATCTACATATAACTTCTTCTTTTGTTCCATCTGCTCTTTCTTGATCAAATTTAACAGTATTATATGTATAGTCTGGTAAGTTATCATAATCAGCATCATCAACAAACATTTCATGAGATATATTTTCAGCAATCATCGAACTAGGATAAAGACTTGAATAATCATTAACTGATATTGGTACTCGATGAAATTTAGGTTCAGGTGTTAATACAATTGCACCTTCAAAACTAGGATCATCTTCATCATCTTCTGCTTTATGCATTCGAGGTAATACTTTAATTAAAAATCCCTTTTTTCTACATTTCTTTGCTACCAAACTAAATGATTTAACTCCTTGACCTCGTAAGAAAATCCATTGCATAGGTACACTTGAAATACTTGCCATTTCCATATTTTCTGGTACTTTATTAAGTTTTAATAATAATTTAATTGGTAACACGCAATCTTGAATACAATACTTGGCAACAATTGCAATTTCTTTTGGATCACCATTTTTATAATATTCAAACATTTGTCTTGCAGATACATCATCTTTCACAATACCTGCATAGAAATATCGATGTTGTTTCATATGATTTGTAATAGTATCATTATCTAAGATAAAACTTAAATTACCACGAATTTCAATATATTCATTGGTAATATTAATAATTTTTAATTTATCACTAATTATATCTTCCTCTTCTGCTATCTTGATAAAATTACCTACTTTAAAATCACCTTTCTTTTTTAAATATATCTTTGTAGTTTCACCTGATATATCTATTTTTTTAATAATTTCTCTCATGAAATATTCAGCAACGGAATCTAATTTATAACTATTTAATTTATAATCTTTTTGAATTAACTTCATCAAATCAATTTGTACTCTACCAATCATATGATAATAATGCATAACATTATCACCTAATGCAGCAGATGATAATTTTACATTTTCTTTAAATTCAGTTCTACCATCTAATCTGCTAATAAAACCAAAATCATCTTTATCTATTTTATTTATTTTTGCTCGACCTGCAATATATTTCTCATCAAAACCATATATATTATAACCCGTCATAATATCTGGATCTTCTTCTTGAATAATTCGTTGAAATTCTAATAATACATCTTTTTCGTTATCAAATGATATTACTGTTGTATCATCAATTGGATCACAATCTTTTAATGTAATAATATATTTTTTCATGTCATTTTCACCAAATGTATAAAATACCATACCTATTTGAATGATTGGATCTTCTAACCGATCTGGCTGAGGAAATTGATCATCATGACTATAACATTCCAAGTCAAACGAACATATCTTAAATTTTGCTAAACCGAGCTTAGGATCTGAATCTGTAAAATTCTGCTGAGAAACTACATTTTCATAATTAATTTTGAAATGATAATCAGTGAACGTTTCAACACTCTTTTCTTGCCTATATAACCCCTTTGGTAATTTTATCCATCCACATGCTTTAATATCTTGTGTATGCATAAATCGTAACATTGGATCAAAATTTGATTCGTAAAGTTGAAATTTTTCATTTCGTCCATCTATTCGAACTTCTAAAACACCATCTCTAGATCTATTATGATAAAATCTCATTGTATCACTACATTGAAATCGTATCATTAAAAAATTAAATTTTTTATTTGCTTTAAATCCATAGAAATCTTTCCATTCCATAACTGCATGATCAAAAATATATTTACTATGTTCTTTACTCATCATTTTTAAACCATTAATGAATTTTTTAATATGTACTTGATTCCAACTTCTTGGTATCTTTGCAAAAAAATATGGATAAAAATTAGTGACAGATACTGTTAATGATAGACCAGTATTTGTTCTACCAAAAAATCTAATTATAAATCTCTTATCTTCATCTTCACCAATATTATCCGAATGCCAATCGATAATATTACAATAAATATTATCGGTGGAAGATTTAATCGTAACTACATTAGTTTCTTCCATTCCTATATGTTAATTAGTAATTTATTCTTAAATTTATATTTATTCAATTTTCTTAAATATCATAATTAATACCATGTTTTTTAAACACATCATTTTATATCTATATTTAGATATTTTAAAACTATCAATATCATGATTTGTTGGTAATTTAAATATTATCATTTTGGTTGTTTCATCTAAAAATATACTATCTATTAATTCATATAATTTAACATCTTTTTCTTCATCATTTTGAATACAAATATCTATTTTATATTGTGATTTATATATTGGACCACCCCATGGTGGATCAATAAATACAATATTTTGTGATAATTTATTTATTAAATTCAAATAGTTACTATTATAAAAATGAATGTTTGATCGTTGGTATTCATTCATATTATTAACTAAGTATTGAAATCGAGTTGTATTAATTTCATTTGCATTTACTTTATAAAACATATTACTAAATGACAATGTATTTCCACCAACACATGCCATCGCATCTGTAATTGTTAATGTACTTATATCATCAGTCGGAAACATTGCTTGATAATTCTTTCGTATTATATCAGAAATGATTTGAGCTTTATCTGGCAAAGTGATACTATATTTGGCTACATCATCTATCATTATATTTTTATCACTTGCATCTGGAAAAAACATATTAATATCATTCATCTATAATTAATACTATTATAATTTTTATTATTTAATGTTTATACTATAATTTTATGAATTATTAGTATGAAGAAAATTACAAATAATGATTTAAAAACACTACACTCAACTAATCAAAATTTATTCTTAGAATTTAAAAAATTAATTAAAATTTATGAATATACGTATAAAAAAACAACGGATCCTAAAGAAAAAATTGTATACAAACATAAAATAATTAGTTTAAAAAATTCAGCAAAACAAATACGTTTATTTCCTGATCCAATTACAAACTCCTCACAAATTAAAGAATTACCAGGTGTTGGAAAAGGAACAATAGCACGTGTTAATGAATATTTAGAAAATCATAAATTAATAGACGTAGAAGATTTTTGTAATCAAAATAATTGTGATGTTATATTGTATAACAAAAATCCTAGTTTAATATATGAAGATTTAATAAGTATATTAGGTGTTGGTGAAAAATTAGCAAATAAATTAATTAACGATTATAATTTAACATCTATTAAACAATTACAAAAATTAGTTAAAGAAAATAAAGTTACATTACCAGATACAGTTAAGATTGGATTAAAGTATTTTGGTAAGATTAAAAATAATATACCAAGATCTGAAATTACCCAAACTAGAGAATATATTTATGATATATTTGAAAAATTAGATACAAAACTTGTTTTTGATGTATGTGGTTCATTTCGACGTAAAAAGTTAACATCTAATGACCTTGATTTATTAGTAACATCATATGATTTAAATATGAATGAACCGGAAGAAAAATCACAAAAAATTTTAAGAAAGATAATAGATGTATTTTATAAAAATAATTTTTTAATAGAAAGCTTAACAGGTGCTGATACAACAACACGTTTTATGGGATTTTATAAATATAAAAATAATCCAATACGAAAAATAGATATTCGATTAGTTCCAATACAATCATTTTTTCCTGCATATTTATATTTTACAGGTTCGTATGAATTTAATGAAAGAATGCGTGGTATCGCAAAACGCCAAGGATATAAATTAAATGAGTATGGATTGTATAAAAATGATAAATTTATACAAGTATATTCAGAAGAAGATGTATTTGATATTTTAGGTATGAAATATTTATTACCGAATGAAAGGATATGATAGTCCTCTCTTCAATATATAGGATTTTTTATATTGTCACATTTTAATTGATAATATAATGTAGTAAATTTTTTACATACATCATCTACATCTTTTTTAACATATTCAGTACATATATTATATGGTATTAATTGTTTTGTTTGTCCATATGGACAATAACAATTTGCATTGGTTGTATTATCTATATACATTGTAGGATTTTGTGGATTAAATGAATTATCTAATATACTAGTTATAATAATATCATTTGTATTATTACCCCATTCAGTTTTAGGACATACACCTAAATCAGTTGATTTGACAGTTTTAACCATATCATAATTATTACTATCTGTAAAACTTGCATTTATTAAATTTGATTTGTGTACTAATATATTTTCATCGTTTGTATTACATTTAAGTATTTGATCACTTGATAATGAATGTATATTAACCCAGTCAGTAGGACAAATTATTGATGAATCATTTTTTTCAGGAGATGGTAATAATCTAGAAACAAATTGTAATTTTTTTTTATCATTTTGAAAATTAGTACATTCTGTATTTATATCTGCTTTTGTTGGATCAATTGTAATATTACATATTTTATCACCATTATTATTATATCTTACAAAATTAATATTATTTGAATTATCTGATGATACTGATACTTTTTCTAGGGGAGAATCATAACATATTTGAATATCATTAACTATAATAGATGTAATATCAGAATCTTTATTTGTTACATTTAATGGACAATTTTGTGTTAACATATTCTTTATATTATAACATATAAAGAAAATATTTTTAAGCACTTAAATCAATATTTAAGATTTCGTTTCTTAATTCAAAACCACCATCTTGTTTTTTTGGGAAATTATCATCACAAAGAACATTATCATATACATTTAATAATACACATATAAATAATACAAATAATATTAAAAATAATATGAATTGTTTAATGTTCGATTTTTTTTTAACTACATTTACATCATTTGTTACTACTATATTATCATTTTCATTTGATTCATTACAATTTTCGTTATTAGGCATATTTGGATTAGATGAACTATCTGTTTCAATAACATATGCACTTAAATTTTCTACATTTTTAATTAATTTATTTTGCATTTGAGTAAATATTTTTTTAACTTGTTCCATATTTTTGTATATATATTTAATAATTATTTTTATAATTAATTAAAAATAGTAATTCTAAATATTTTATATTTAGAATTATTAGTATATTTGTGTGAGTTATTCGTTATTATTTAATTTATGCAGCAGGGGCTGCAGGTGCAGCTGCAGCAGGTTTTTTAAACATTGAAACTATACCATAAGCTGCTAACATAATAATTAATATACAACAAAATGAACTCGAATAGCAAGAGCCAGATACATCTTTATTTTCATCTGATGATGTATTTTCTAATTTTTCAATCTTTTTTTTATTTGATAATTTATTTTGTATTTTATTGTAAATATTTTTTAGTTGTTGCATAATTTTTGTATATATTTATTATATATATTTAATTTATTAATTTATAATTATTTTACATTAATATTAACATGGTGCATCACCTGTATATGTATATTTTATATCTTCATCTATAATCATATCATCTAATGCTTTACCTGGTGATACCATAGGTAGTACAGCTTCATTTTCATCTGTAATAATATTTGCAACAATTGGACCATCTTCATAATTTAATACATATTGTAATTGTTCATCTAAATTACTATGAATATCTATTTTAATACCTTTGCAACCCATACTCTCACATACTTGTTCAAATGGTGGATTGTTCATTTTAACACCCATTAATTGATTATTATAAAACTTTTCTTGCCACATCTTGACCATTAACTGATAACTATTATTAATAATCAATACTTTAATATTTATTTTATTTTCAATCGCAGTTAATAACTCAGTAAATGACATTGTAAATCCTCCATCACCACATACACATACAACTCTATCATATTTATTTCCTATTTTTGCACCAATTGCAGCAGGTAATGCATATCCCATTGATCCTAAACCTCCAGATGTAATAAATTTTACTCGAGGAAAATCATAATCAATAAATTGTGCTGCCCACATTTGATGTGCACCTACATCTGCTACAATTGTATAACTATAAGTGCTATCATTATGAATTATATTATTTAATGTTCTAAGTACATGACGACCTTGTAATACATCTTTTTTAGGATAGGAAAATTCTGTTTTTTTCCATTCTTGAATTTGTTTATGCCATTGATAATATAAAAATGGATCATATTCATGATAATCATCTAACAAATTATATAATACATTTAAACAATCATCATTGATGTAATGTTTTGTTTTAATTACTTTATTTATGTTACTTGCTAAAATATCTACATGTACAATTTTTGCTTTTGGTGCAAACTTTGTTGGATCTCCAATAATACGATCATCAAATCGACTACCAAAATTTAATAATAAATCACTATTTTGTACTGCCATATTTGCATAATAGGATCCATGCATTCCTATCATTTTTAATGATGATATATTTTTTTCATTAAAAACACCTAGTCCCATTAATGTTGTTGTAACAGGAATATTATATATATTAGCAAAATCACGTAGTAATACACTACATTTTCCTTGTAATACACCCTGTCCTGCTAATATAACTGGTCTTTTTGCATTTTGTAACATATTTTTAATATCATCAATTGTTATCGTTGATGGAATAGTATTCTTTTTATTAATTTCTATTTTTTCAACCTGTTCATAATTATTACTCATAATATTTTTAGGCAAATCAATTAATACTGGTCCATTACGACTGTTATGAATATGTTTAAATGCAGTATCTATAGTATTATTAATATTCGAACCATCAGTAATAATAGAATTCCATTTAGTACATGGTTTAGATATACCTACAATATCTGCTTCTTGAAATGCATCTGTACCAATCACAGCAGTTGATACTTGACCTGATAAACCTAACATAGGTGTACCATCACTTAATGCATTTTGTAATCCAGTCATAATATTAATTGCACCAGGTCCAGATGTAACCATAACTACACCAGGTTTAAATGTAGTTTTTGCATATCCATCTGCCATAAATGCTCCACCTAATTCAGTTCTAGAAAGAATGTATTGTATTTTATTTTGATTATAAAATTCATTTAGGACAGGTAAAATTGCACCACCGGGATAGCCAAATACATGAGTAACTTTATGTTTAACTAACCTATTAAATAATGTTTTTGCACCATTCATATTATTAATTATTATTAATTAATATTATTATTATATAATAATATTAATTAATTTTTATATAAAATATATTTAGTATTTATAAAAATTAATTAAAATAATATAATATATATGAGTTCAAGTAATAATTTAGTTATTATATTATTAATATTATTAATAGGTGTTGTATTATATGTTGTATTAAATCAAGAAGCACCAGCACCTGTAGCAGCAACAGCAACAATTGCACCATCAGTAAAAACTACAACTCCTATACAAGAATTAAAATTAAATATAATTCCTCCTTCAGAGTCACCATCTTTTATACCACCATCGGCACCATATATACCACCATCCGCTCCATATGAACCACCATCCGTACCATATGAACCACCATCTGCACCATATGTACCGCCATCAATATCAAATCTTCCAAGTTATAAATATGTAGAGGGATATACATTTGTACCAGGAATTGATAATAATGGCAGTGATCTTCAAAATTGTAAAGTTTTTCCAGATTATACTATTGATTCGCATCCAAACGTATGTAAAGAAATATGTGATAATGATCCTAGATGCAAAGCATATAATGATAAAAGAGCATTAAATGCAGATGGAACAGATGGTTCATTTTGTTGTAATAAATCTGCATTTGATACAGATATAATGAAAATACCTTCAATTAATTTGTATATTAAAGATATTTATGAACCAAGAAATAATCCAAGATTAAGATCAGTTGTAAATTTTTAAGATATAATATTATTATATCGATCATACGTTAAATAAAAATAATTATTTTATTTTTATTTAATAAATTAAAAATATAGGTATTTGGAATAATCTAATAAATAATATCCAAAATATAAAAACAGAAACAATATACAAAATATTATAAAACATTTCAATAGAAAAAAAACTTCATCAATTTCATTTTCTAGTTGTTTAATATATTCTGTTTTATTATAGTAATTATATTCTAAATTATTAGTGTAATTAATTAAGTCATTAATAGTTGTTACATTAGTAACAACATTTTTTAATGGAATTTTATCATTTTTTTCTTCATTTTGAACAATAATATTACCATTACGAAGATATCGTACAATTGATCCTTGATTTATTTCATTTTCATTATTTACATACTTTATTACATCATCTATATGATAAATGTTCATTTTTATTTATTTATTTATTTATATGTCTTTAATACTTAAATAATATTATTATCAATTTTTAATTTTCATCTTTATGTAATTTGACTATACTTTCATACGTTTGTGAATTATTACTTGTATTATAATTCAATGTCGGCTGTAATGTAGCTTCCCATTTTATATTTGCATCAACCCATTTTTTTACAAATATCCAATCATTTGCATATGTAGCAGGTGTTGACCATAATCCATATTTTTCGCATAATGAATATTTATGCATAAATGAAGATGAATCTATTCTACCTTTTACAGGTTTTTTACATATAATTGGTTTACCTTCTACCATAAAACTAGAAAATACAAATTCTGCCTCTGGATTATTTTGTAATGCTTCTCTATACGTTTCTAAATGATTTGGTTCCCATGTATTATCATCATCTAAATATGTAACCCATTCTGTTCGTACTAACATTTTAATTGCATAGTTACGACTTACAGCACCATACTCATGTTTATGATCTTTTAAATTCCACCACATTATTTTTTTTAGATCATTTTCTTTATTATTATTTATTTTTTCTTTCATTAATTCTTCCATTGTTTTTTCTAATGTTGGACATGAATCACCAATTATATACAATAACCAATTTGTATCCGTTTGTGCATATATAGATTCAATCGCTTTTAATATTTCATCTGATCGATTATATGTTGGCATTACTATTGAAATTGTATTTTCATCTGCACCAGGTACATATACATATTCTAGTTTTGGAAATTCAAAATAAGGTATATGCCATGATGGTTGATATTGTAATGAAACTTCTACTGATCCTAAATCAGCTAAACGTTTATTAATTTGATTCTCATATTTGGCTCGAATATGTTTTGAATTTGATTGTATTAACGCATTTCTGTGATAAGTAAAATTTCCATTATTTGCATCTGAATTCTTATACTGAATATACATGGGTGCAGCAATTCGTAAAAATTTACCATGTAAAAAACTTCGTATAATTATTTCAAAGTCATCTGCAACTGATAATAATGGATTATGTCTTCCAATCTTTTCATAAAAATCTGTCTTCCATACTCGAACATGATTTGGTACACCTATAATATGTCGAAGAGTTCTTGGATTTGGTGCAGGTGCAGGTAAACCAATATGCCATTTATTATCTCTGTAATATTTATAATTACTTCCATATCCATATGCAAAAAAATCTCCATAGAAGTGACTTTCACCTGTATCTTCTACTACACCATCTGTATCTGAATATATAAATCCTGCGTCAGGATATTTTCTTGATGCTTTAATAATTGTTTCTAATAATTCTGGATGAACATCATCATCATGATCTAATTCCATAACATATTTTCCTCTTGCAAGAGATGCAGAATATCGTTTCATTTCACCAATATTACCACTATGATAAGGAAATTTATACACACGATAACGCATATCTTCGTCTTGAAATTTTAATAATTGTGCATATGTAGCACCGTGATCGTCTTCTGGTGAATCATCAATTATAATAACTTCAAAATGTCGATATGTTTGTTTTTGCAAACTATTCCATGGTCGAAATATTTTATTACCACTTTTAAATGTAGTAATAAATATTGATATTAGCGGATTATCATCCGCATATCGATGTTTATGAACAACTGTCATTATATTATTTGGTATGAATGAATTATTCCAATTTGAAAAATCTTGTAACCATACTAATAAACGAACAACTTCATATGGAACTATATTTAAAAATGGAAAGTAATTTTTATTACCAATGCCGTAATATGCAATAGGTTTGTGTATTCTATATAATTTACTAAATTTTTGATAACTATTACACATTTTTTCATCTATAATAACCCATTGATAAAATGAATCTAATTTAGGTGGCTCAGTAATATCAGATGATTCTCGAAATAAAAATACATTTTCAGGCATAATTTATTATTCAAAGTTATTGTTTAAGTAAAAATATATAATTTTTACCTTAATAGGTATAAATATTCATATTAAATAAAAATATTGATAATAATATTTTTATTAATTTATACGATTGTGGTATTAATGATGCTAGATATACAGGAATTGTATAAAATAGATAATTTATATACATTCTCCAAAAGAATTTTTAACTCCTCTAGGGCATACAGTATTTATTGCAGATATTACACAATTTGTACCAGATAATGTTTGACCTTCAGGGCAGGTTATTGGTGTAGAAGATAAACAATTTGTACCAGATAATGTAAAACCTGTAGGGCAGATTATAGGTCTAGAAGATACACAATTTGTACCAGATAATGTTTGACCTTCAGGGCATGTTATTTGTCTAGCAGATACACAATTTTCACCTAATAATCTTTGACCAGTAGGGCAGATTATTGGTTTTATACATTGATTATTTACTAAAGTTGTTCCTGTTGGGCAATCTGTTACTGTTGCTTTAATAACTTTTGTATTTACATCATCTGTTCCCCTAATTATTGGATTATTATTATATCCATATTTGTTAAATGATAACATTACATTAGAAGTCATTGGACCTATTGCACCAGCTCCTACATTTGTTAAATTTCCTTCTGATACATTTGAATATGGTACACAATTCCATGAATCAGTTTCATCAGTTACTTGTGTACCAATGGGAGTAGTAATACCATCACCTTTTCTTGTCCATTTACCATAACTTGGTACAGTATATACTGGACAAGATGTTGTTCTTGGGGGAGGGGTATCTCTTATATTTAAAGTAAATACATCTGCAGATTGAACAGCAACTACACTTCCTGTTATATTTTCATTATTATCATTCGTAACAATATTACTTTGATCTTTAGGAATAGTACCTCCTAAAGCATATACATTATTGCAAGTAGCATTACCATCATTACCAGAATAACATTGTTGTTTAACCATATTTGGTGTAGTAAGAGGTGTTGTATCAGCACATATACGTTGTTGATAAGTACTGTCTAATTCAGGATGATTAAATTTTAATGTTACTTTAGAAAAAGTGCGTTCAACACCATTCGAATCTACGACACCAGTTAAACAATTACCTAACTTATCTGAATATGGATTTACTAATGCAGGCATATTTGTATCATAAGGAAGATTTGTTGTCATTTTTGTGTATATATATATATAAAGAAAATTTTTATATATCCTTATATATTTTTATAGTTAAAAAAATGTAATTACAATTCAATAATTTTAATTATGACGAACAAGAAACACATACATCATCTGCTTCAATAACTCTAATTTTTCTTTTTTCTGGTTCTTTATTTACAACTAATTTATTTGCATCTATACTAAATTTTTGAGCTTGAGATGCAGGTAATGTTCGTAAATAATACATACCTGTCTTTAATCCATTTTTCCATCCATACATCAATGCAGATGTTAATTTATTTGGATCATTAATTGGCATGAATAAATTCATACTTTGTGCTTGATCTACATATGGTTGACGTGCAATTGCATGATTAATAATATCTTTCATTTTAATTTCCCATACTGTTTTATATCTTTCTTTTAAATTATCAGGAATATTACTAATATTTTGAATAGAACCATTTTCAATAATTAATTTTTCACGCATATCTTCATTCCAAAGATGTAATTCAATTAATTCTCGAATTAAATGTTTATTTACTAATATAAATTCACCTGCAGCTGTTCTTCGTGTATAAATATTTGATGTAATTGGTTCAAAACATTCATTATTACCTAAAATTTGTGATGTAGATGCAGTAGGCATTAATGCGATCATTAAACTATTACGAACACCATCTTTCATAATTTTAGTTTTTAATTCTGCCCAATCATTATATATTCTTGGTACAGTATTATAATGTTCAAAGTGAAATATACCTTTGCTTAGATCAGAACCATCAAAATAAGAATATTTACCATATTTACATGCTAATTCCCATGATGATTCAATAGATGCATGATATATTGTTTCCATAACATTTTGTTCTAAATCGACAGCTTCTTGACTACTATATGATAATTTAAAGATATGAAATAAATCTGCAACACCTTGAATACCTATTCCCATAGGACGATCACTATTATTTGTAACTTTGCATTCTTCTGTTGGATAATATGTAATATCAATTACACGATTAATATTGTATACGATTTGTTTTGTAACTTCATGTAATTTTTCATAATCATATTTACATACATTATCTATTACTGTAACAAATTTATTTACTGCAATTGATGCTAAATTACAGACTGAATATCGTTTATGATCAGATACTTCATTAATTTCTGCACAATTACCTGCAATAATACCATTAAAAATACCTGTATGGTTTATTGGTTCATTGAAACAAAATGTATTTGCATATCTATTATTATCAATGATTTTTGTAATTTTAACAAATTGTTTTGCTTCACGTACAGGTTCTTCCATGTTATCAAAATTTAAGTTTTTAGAATAACATGTTAATCCTAATTTATATAGTTTATACAAATCATGCGAACTAATTAATAATCTATATGATATTTTGCATGAAAATTCTTTTACTCCACCATTACCATCAGGTAATGATCGTACTTTTTTATCATGCATTTTAGAAATTTTTCCATTAATACCCATTGTATTTAATAAATGGTTAATATTTCTTAAAAATTCAAATAATGTTGAGCTAATTTGTAATTGTTTATTTGTTTTATTTGTTACCATTGTCGCATTACCATCTAAATATCCTGCTAACCACTGTAATTTAATATCTAAATTTTGATCAATTGGAATACTATATTTTTCAGGAAGATCAAATGGTAATCTTATATTTATTTTATTATCACTTGTATGAATATCTAAGTCATGTCTTTTATCTAAATAATTAATTAATTCTTTTTTATTCTCATGTAAAGTCAATCTGGGTTTTTTAATGCCAATAATTGCTTGACATATATCATCATTAGATTGTTCACTAAATTGATTACCATATTCAATATAATTTAAATGTCGATTACAATATAATTCACCTTCAATACGTTTAAAAGTACATTTATGTGTCTTACCAGCAATTTCATAAGTACCACATGTTGAAAATAATCCTGCAGTATAAGGATATTTATATGTACTTAAACCTGAACTAATAACAGGATATTTTGATTTAATTAATCGTGAATCTTCTTTTAAATCTTTGGCTTCTACAATAGTAATATCTGTTTTATTATAACTATTTTGAATATGAAATTTATGATAAGGTGTACATACTAATTCATTACCATCACTAGTTTGCACTGTAATTAGTTTTTGATTCTCACCTGTTTGCTTTACAACTACTTTACTAAATTGTTTTCCATTCCAAACATTTACTTCTTTGTCTTTTAATGTTTCAATTACTTGATATCCTTTATCCGTTAAAATTTTTGTTTCAGGTGCTACACATAAATTAGATGATTTAATCACTCCAATGTTTTTTTGATTTGAATATTTATTCACCGCATCTTTATACACTATATATGGTAATCCTGTCTCTAATTGAGATTCTAATATTTTTTTCCATACTGTTTCGGCAGGAATAATTTCACGATATTTCTTTTCATCTATGTATTTTTGATATAATGTATTAAATTCTTCACCATATACTGAATTTAAATTTTGAGATTCATCGGGTGACATTAAATACCAATTTTCATTATTTTCAACTGCTTGCATAAATCGATCAGGTATCCATAACGCTAAAAATAAATCACGTGCACGTAATTCTTCCGCACCTGTTTGTTTCCTTAAATCTAAAAATTCTAATATATCACAATGCCATGGTTCTAGATAAACTGCAATAGATCCATTACGACGTCCAGATTGATTTACATATCTTGCAGTTTCATTAAATACTTTTAACATAGGAATTATACCATGAGTAACACCTTTTGTTGTTTTAATTACACTATTTTTACCACGAACATTACTAACATGGACACCAATACCACCAGCCCATTTACTAATTTGAGCACAATCGCTTAAGGTTTTAAATTGTCCAGTAATACTATCATCAGTTCCTAATAAGAAACATGATGCTAAATTTCCTAATTTTAATCCTGCATTAAATAAGGTAGGTGTTGCATGAGTAAAATATCCATTTGACATATAATCATATGATTTTTGAATATTTTGTAAAATATTCGCAATATCTATTTTATCATCACAATGGATTGCAACTGCAACACGCATAAACATATCTTGAGGTCTTTCAATAATTTTATCATTAATTTTTAATAAATAGCTTTTTTGCAGTGTCATAAATGCAAAATAACCAAAATTTAAATCACGAGTATAATCAACCATTTTATCTAATTCAACTTTATTCGTTTTTACAAAAGATACAAAATTTGGTTTTAAAAAATCATGATCCTGATTATTAATATATGAAATTTTTTTAGAAAAACTATTGTATGTTTCTTTATGTAAATTACTAGTTAAAATTCTACCACCTAATAATTCATATAAATAATGCTTGGATGCTCTAGACGCACATATTTGTGCAGAAATATTATCTAGTTCTATTGTCGATATTTTGTCATAAATACTTTGGCTTGCATCTACTGCAACAGAACAAATACTAATTTGTTCTTTTTCTTCTACCGAACATAAATATCCAATTCTTTGTTCTATTTTACCAAGAGTACATTTTTCTAAAGTACCATTCCTTTTGGTAACATATTTAGCTTCAGTGATTTTTTTCATGATATCTTGACAATGTAAACTATTCATGGATTTATATTAGATAATTTTTATTTATAGTTATTAAATTTCAATTTTAATATTACAAATATATATTTATATATATTTAAATCCTATATATTTTTATAATAAATATTACTATAAAAATATACAATTTATATTTATTTACATTGTATTTGATCTTTAGAAATATACGCAACTCCATCTTTACAATCCAATATATCTTTTTTTGATTTACAAGCATAATGATTTTTATCGAATTCAATTCCACCATCTTCACAATGATATGTAGATGGTGTTAAGAAGGGTCTACATGCATAATAATATGAAATTATAGAATTTGGATCAGGTACTGTCATTAAACCATTTGGACAATGTAATGTAGATGGTGCTGTAGTTAATGGATTACATGCTAAATGAGTATTATCTACAAACATAAATCCATTTTCACATGCAAGTGTCGAAGGAGAATTTATATCTGGTTTACAACTAAAATGTTTGTTATCAATAGTTGTAAATCCATTAGGACATATCAAAGAAGAAGGTGTGGACATTTAATATTCTATATAATAGGTATATAAAATATTATTTATCATATGATAATGCATATGTATTAATAAAATTATCAAATGTTGGAAAAGGTAAAAATACTATAGATCTTTTATTTTTCATATATATTTTTGCATCATTTAATTTAAAGTTTTTATATTTCATTAAATAACATATAACAACTGTTGCAGATCTTTGCATACCTGCATAGCAATGTACTAATACACCTAAATTATTATGTAAATATAAATCAATCATATATGTTAATATATCAATATTATCACGTAAAATAATATTTGATTCTTCCGTATTTATATCGTTAATTGGTAATCTCATAACATGAATATCTGGATCAACTGAATAATTTATATCTTTTGAACAATTTATAATTAATTTAATATTATGTTTTCGTATATTATTTTGTTCTAATGCTGAATTTTTAGAACCAAGCCATAAATTAGGAATTATTTCATTTGCATAATCCATATATTATAAAAAAGATTAAAATAATATTTTATTTTAATCTTTTTAATCTTTTTTTTCTGCACACCAATATTTTCTATTACTTGATGTACCACATGATTGTAATTCTTGATTAGATGGGCATGAAGCAGGTTGTTCAGATGTTGCTCTACTAGGACACATCGAATGCCAAGTAGGTTCCATGTGTTCAATTACTTTTTTTGTTGGGTTTACGTTTTGCATTTGTATATATTATGTATAGAAAATTATATTTAAAGAAACTAAATATAAATTTATTTACAATAATATCTAATATTCATTATACCACATGATGCTAATGTTTGTGGAGATGGACATACATTTGTATTTGATACGAAATTAGTATTTTCGGGACAGGCAAGTACATGATTATTTACTACAGGTGCATTAACTAATGGAAATGTTGGCATTTCAAAATTTTCAAGTACAACTTTTTGCATTTTTGTGTATATATATTATATTTAGAAATTTATATTTAAAGAAACTAAATATAAATTTATTTACAATAATATCTAATATTCATTAAACCACACGATGTTAATGTTTGTGGAGATGGACATACATTTGTATTTGATACGAAATTAGTATTTTCGGGACAGGTAAGTACATGATTATCTCTTATAGGTACATTTACTAATGGAATATTTGGCATTTCAAAATTTTCAAGTACAACTTTTTGCATTTTTAGTATATAATATATATAAAGAAAAAAATTATATTTGTATATAAAAAAATAAATCTGAATTATCAGATAATATTTGATATATTGCACTAATTCTTTTTTCAATTGGCATTCCTTTCATTTTTCTAGATGTATTTTTTATTTTTTTCTCTAATGACAATGCACGATTTTTAGTTAATATAATATTATCTATTCCTGTTATCCAACCATAATATAGCCAATTGCCATTACCTTTTTTAGCAGTTGTATATCTAGCACCGCCTGATAATTCACCATTATGTTGTAGGATTCTTCTATCAGG